AGAGCTTTAAGACCAAATAAACACGCTGTTTGGGAGAATGGAGCATGGACTTGGAATGTGGATACCTTACTAAAAGAGATAAGAGACGAAAGAAACCGTCGTCTCTTTCTATGCGACTGGGCAGTAGTAAGCGACTCTCCCTTAAGTGATTCACAGAAAACAGAAGCTACAAACTACAGAACAGCTTTACGGAACCTACCGAGCACTATTACAATTGAAGAAATAGACAGTGTAGAAAATACTCCTTGGCCAACAGCTCCGTCCTTCTTAGGTTAGAAAAATAGTTCTTGACAAAATTTGCCACCTCAAGTATAATGTAAAAATAACTGGAAAAGAACCAACTTACATCAATAGGCTTTACATGAAAAGATTATTTATTATCTTTACGCTTCTTTGTAGCTCATCCTTGTATGCTCAGGATGAAGCACCTACAGAAGACGTAATAGTAACAGACTCGACAACAACAAGTGACATTAACAGTACAACTACTACTACGTTAAAGTCTCCACCACCTTCGGCAATTACTCCGACGATGAATATTTCTAACTCGGATCTTTGTACAGTAGGCGTTGCGGGTGCGGTGCAAACACAGATACTTGGTATCTCAATGGGTACTACCATGAGAGACATGAACTGTGAGAAGCTGAAAAATGCTAAAACTCTTTATGATATGGGAATGAAGGTAGCAGCAGTTTCAGTAATGTGTCAAGACAAGCGTGTATTTGACGCCATGATGATGGCCGGTACACCATGCCCCTACGATGGGTTAATAGGGCCAGATGCAAAAGCAGGCTGGGAAAGTCATGTCGAGGTTCAACCCATAGAAGACAAAGATAAAGGGAAGATGGATGAGACTACAAAAAAGACAGGTTGGGCTCTTGGTGGTGTTGCTGGCCTACTGCTCTTACTCTTGCTCTGAGGAAGTATTCGGTCGAAGTAGGGTAGAAGCCTATAACTGGGTAATGCAAAACGTTTTACCGCAGCAAGCTGGACTTACTGTGGGAAACGTTATTTATCGATATACTGCGGTAAAAAATATCGAAGATGATATGCTGGTGCATGTGCAAAATGAAGATGCTTTAGGTAATGGCTATATTTTTCGTGAGACGGATGATTGGTCAGGCTTAGCAGGTAATAAAATATATAAAATCGTTCCAGTTGGAGCGATCCCTCTTGAAAGATGGGGCAATGGTTCAGTCGAAGTAGAAGGAACAGGAAGCGTAATAGATCCTTCTATAATTTATACTTATCAGTATGATACTTGCTTCGACCCTCAATTAGATCCAAGCTGTCCCGGCTACGTAACTCCTTACGATCCAAACCTTATACCTGTAGTAGAGTTTAACGATCCTTTACAGGATGAACTGGTTTTAGCGGAAATGGAAAAGAAGGCAAAACTAGAAGAAGAGGAAGAGTACGAACGTAAGATGCGTATTAAAAAGGTCAAAGTAGATCTAGAAAAAATGCTCGGTGGTATTAATCGTGGAGCAATGGACGGACAAGCAGCTGCTCAAGAGGTAGCCTTGTTTGCAATGAACTATATACCGGTATCGTATACAGGTTCGTTAAACGGAGGGGTGTACAAAGATATGCCTATGATTCCCGATAGTCAGATACCAAATAATAAGAACGCCAAGCGTTTAAACTTTGCACAACAGAAAAAGCATGAAGAAATGATGCAATACCAGTACGATAAATAATTATCGAAGAGTGCTCCCAGCACTTAGGAACCTAAACTATGAAAAAACTATTATTTTTAATTCCGGCACTTGCAGCAACAACTGCCGTACAAGCAAACATCCCTATTAACGGTACTGTAGAATCCAAATGTGTAATTCAAACAGACACGGACGGCGTTTACGGTAACCCAACAGCTGATAAGCTAAGCACTACTGCAAGTGACGGCGGTGTCGTTCCAATTATCCGTTACGATATTATTACTGCAGATGCTTACAAAGCAGTAGTAACAACTCCAAACAGTTTTTCTTCTTCGCCAACTCTGGATGACGTAGTAGAATGGACTAGTTCTACTAGCGTTGGAGACACTTCGGACGCAGGCATGTCAGCTTTTGAAACAAATAAAGTGACATATAACAACGGACACAGCACAGAGTTTGATCTAACCATCGCAGGAAGTGTTTGGTTTGACGTATCTTCTGTAGCTGAGTATGGATATGGAAAAGCTTTTCCAGCAGGTAACTATACAGCCTTAATTACAGCGGAGTGTATCGCTCAATAATGAGATTTATCGTACTGCTTTTATGTTTATTGAGTGGGTATGCAAGTGCCCACCAATTTACTCCTACTTATCCTACGCTAACACTATCCCATATAACAGGGGTATATAAAGCGGAGATGCTACTTTTCAATACAAGAAAAGAAATTAGATATTATTCTTTAAATGTATTTGACGAAGAGTGGAACCCTATACGATTCGCAAGCGAAAGTAAATTAATAGCAATGGACTATCAAGAAAGAAAATATGTGGATATCTATATTAGTAAAAAGGATGTGAAAAAAGCTAAATATATTTGTTCCAAGTCAAAAATACTAAAGAGTATAAAGGATCCTTCTATAGTAGCCTCGAGAATATGCTCAAAAATAAAGTGAGACCTAGTGAAGTTTTTTATAATTATAATACTTGTACTTCTGAGTTCGACAGTATGGGCCGATTCAAGTTCTCTTAACCTGAACCTGCCTTCTTCGCCTCAGAGTTATGCATCTGATAGAATACGTTCAGGTACTTTAGACTGTCAAAACGCAATAGGCTCATCAACAAATGTTGAGTTCGGCGTAGTGGGTTTTATTGAAAATGGTTATGATAGCAGTCCCTTTGCTTCAACTCAACGGGATATGGACTATCCACAAGTAAGAACAAATGACGTAGGTGTTTATGCCCGTATTAATATACCAATTGGCGCACCTAAAGAAAGAATTAACTGCAATACACTCTATCAATTAGAACTAGAAAAGAAAAGGATGGAGGTAGCTAAGTTAAAGCAGGAAATTGCAAATCTAAGAACTTTGCAGTTTGCTGAATCACAGGATTAACAATGGCAGAATTTGAATTTGCTGGTATGACCTTTAAAGGCGGCAAGATGGCCGTCATTCTCACCGCTCTTTCAACTCTTGGAGGAGCTTCTTGGGCGGCTTTCGAGTTTTACAAAGACTATACAGATATGAGAGAAGTAGTACAAAACATAGATGTAGATGCTATTGCAGCACGAAACGACGTAATGGAAACAAAACTAGACGAAGCCATAGAGTATACTCGAGATATCAAATCAGGGTTGCGGGATGATATACTTCGTATCGAAAAACAGGCAGACAGAGCAGAAGATAAGGTACGTGCGTCCGAAGAAAAGGTAAGAGAGATGATAGACAGTGCAAGTGAACGCTTTGAGAATAAAAGAGACGCACTTAGTTCTGATACCAGTAGAGAAATAAAGGAATTAGAAGAAAGACTTGAGAAAAAGCTGCAAAGAGCACTGGACAATCCGCTGTCCGATACCTGAGAAAAAAATTTCTTGACAAAATAACCCTAACTGAGTATAATTTGAACCATGGCAAAAGAATTAACCACAATTTCTCCTGAGGGACTGGAGATAGCGAATAGTTATCTGCAATACGGCAATATTCGCGGTGTATGCGAGTACCTACAGGTATCTGAAACACAAGTAGTTGAAGTTTTAAATAAGCGTGAAGTAAAAAAGTATATTGATACTGTGTACTTAGACATGGGCTACCGTAATAAGAATAACATCGGTTCCTTGTTGGATGAAATGATAGCGTCCAAACTAGAAGAAGCCCAGGAGTCTGGTGTCTACTCTAGTAAAGACTTAGCAGATTTACTACAGATGGCTCATAAGATGCGTATCGATGAGATTAAAGCTCAAACCGATCTCGCTAAAGCCGAAAGCAGCAATATCAAAAACCAGACTAATGTGCAGATTAATGAATCAGTGCCGTTCGGTCAAGGTAATTACGGTAAGCTGATGGAAAAACTACTCAATGGCACAGAATGACAATATTGAAAGATTTCTAAGGACTTCGGATCAAGTTGATGAACTAGAAAAAAGACAAGCAATGCACGAAGTTCAATGCGAGGAACGATGGAAGACCTGTTTTCAACGTCTAGAGGATGTTGAAAGAGGTCTTTTGCGTATAGAGTCTCGTATGTTATTAATGGGAGGAACAGTAATTATGTTCCTAGCAGGTGTGTTAGTTACTCTAGCCACCAAGATGTAGGAGAGCAGTATGCCAGCAGGGAAAGGAACTTACGGTAAAAAACGCGGTCGTCCAGCCAAAAAAGGTAAAGGCAAGAGCAAGAAGAAGCGAGGTAAATAGCATGGAAATTTTTGAAAAGCGAGGTCGTTGGTGTGTATCTGACGAACAAAATAAGCTATTACGAAAATTTAGTACTAAAAATGAAGCAGAAGACTTCGTAGGCGGAAAGGGGTCTATAAAAGCCTCAGGCGCACCTACAATATCAGCGGGAGCTCGAGGTTATCAAAGCTCTCTATGGTTTGGTGCATCAGAGGAATCTTTAAATGGCAGTACGGAAGAAAAGGAAAGTAGCGAAGAAGAAGCTCCTAAGTATACTAAAGGTAAAAAGAAATGACAAAAGAAGAAGTAGCTAAGCGAGATAAAATTGTCGCAGACTTTACTGCCAAGTGGGAGTATAGACTTGATAGCGAGCAGTTTGGTATGTCAGACGCGTGGAAGATTATATACTCTGAAAATCCTTCTGGA